GGAGTACAGCTAGAATACGGCCACTATAATGCTACAACCTACATAACAGGTGAATCCCAATCAATCCTAGACCGCCTAGCCCAACTAAGGGGAGGTAGTAAATGAAAGTATTCTATTTAAGTCTTAAAAAAGAAATACCAAATAATGATTATTGGGATTATGGAATGATTCATGATATACTTTCAAAAATACCAAACGTTGAATTTATAGAAGCTAGCACATTGCCAAAACTAGATCGAGCAATCGTATTACTTCCTGCAAGAAGTCATGCCGGGCTGGAAATAGAAGTAAACAAGCAACTGTCAAATATAGGACACTCTGTTTTTTTTGCTATGGGTGATGAAGAAGCTGACTTTGGCATAGACTTAATAAGTGCTAATCATATTTGGGTGCAGAATCCACACCCAGACAAACATGAAAACTATAACAAAATAGGTACTGGTTACCCGCCTCATGCTAAACAATATCTAACAGGTGATTATAAGAAAAATCTTGACGTTTTTTTTAGTGGTCAAATAACACATGTGCGTAGACATTTAATGCTTAAATATGCTAGAGAATATGCTGTAAATAATGATGCAGTAATAAACCCAACTGATGGATTTACAAAAGGTATGAATCATGCTGACTATTACTTTCGTATGCAAAAAGCTAAAATTGTACTTTGTCCATCTGGTGCTGTAATACCTGACTCTTTCAGAGTCTTTGAATCTTTAGAAGCTATGGCAATACCTATAGCAGATGAAGTTAATCCGTCTGGCTCAATTTGTACATATTGGGATTGGCTTTTTCAAGAAGCAACACCATTTCCTAAGATACATAATTGGTCAGAAGTAGAATCAAAAATAAATGAAGTGTTAAAAGAATATCCTACTAATCTACATAAACAGACTGCATGGTGGATATTATACAAAAGAAACCTAAAAAATAAGATTGTGGAGCAATACAATGGATGATTTAATCACAGTAATTATACCAACGAGCCCTATAAAGTCTCACCCAGATACGTCGATATTAGAAGAGTGCATAGCAACAGTAAGACACCATTTGCCGAACAGTGAAATTTTATTAACGTTTGATGGGGTTCACCCAGATCAAAAAAAATTCACAGACAATTATAATGAGTTTAAGACAAAAATGTTATGGAAGTGCTTACATGATTATGATAATGTAGTGCCATTTATATTCGATAATCATGAACATCAATCAGGAATGATGCACGGAATCATGCAAGAAATTAAAACACCTTTGATTCTTTATGTTGAAGGTGACACTATGCTTACAACCGACCGTGTAATAGACTGGCAAAAGTGTATTGATTTTATAATGGATGGCAAAGCTCAAACAATACGCTATCATTTCGAAGAAGTATTACCTAAAGAACATGAAAGTTTAATGTTAGGCCCACCTATAGATGGATTTAGAAAGACATACCAATGGAGCCAACGCCCTCATTTAAGTTCAAGAGTTTATTATGAAGAACTAATGAAATACTATCCTAAGGACGCCCGGACATTCATAGAAGATGAATGGCACGGAGTTGTAATTAATGATTATCACAAAGACGGAATGCTTGGCTGGTACAAACACAGGCTTTGGATTTACTACCCTGCAAACGGTAAACTTAAAAGATCATACACTTTAGACGGGCGTCAAGACGAGCCAAAAGTTGGGGAAGGATTTAAGAAATGAGGTTAGGTTTAATAGCTCGCAGAGACAATACAGGGCTTGGCTATCAAACGTTAAGTTATTATGAGTATTTAAAGCCATCTAAAACTATGGTTATAGATCTTTCTATACTAAACGGCAACTCTCAAAATATAAAATGGTACCCAAATGCACAAGTTGTATTAGGAATACCAAAACGTCTTGAGATAATACACTTCCTTCAAGATCTTGATGTAGTGTTAACTGCTGAAACTCCTTACAATTATGAGCTGTATGAAATAGCAAAATCAATGGGAGTTAAAGTCGCTAATGTAATTAACTGGGAATTTTTTGACCACATATTATACCCCGAGCTACCACTTCCTGATTTAATAATAATGCCCTCAGCTTGGCACTCAAAAGAAGCAAGAGCTTTCTCAGAAAAACACGGAATAAAATGTATACATCTACACCACCCTGTGGACAGAAATAAAATAACCTATACCAATAGAACTATGTTTAAGCCATTTCACGTAGCAGGTAAACCAGCAATACACGATAGGAACGGTACTTGGGACTTCATGACAGCCGTGCCAGATGGTAGAGTAGTTACACAAAGTGAAGATCTTGCAAGACAAATTAGAATGAGATATAGAAATTCAAATGTATTCACAGACATAGATGACCAAAATCAAATGTATAATATAGGCAATGTTATGGTATTACCTAGAAAATATGGTGGTAATTGTCTACCTATGAATGAAGCACTAGCTGCTGGCTGCCCAGTTATTATGACTGATATAAGCCCTAATAACCATTTACTTCCAAAAGAATGGCTAGTGCCAGCTGTCAAAATATCACAGTTTACACCAAGAACAGTTATTGATATATATGAAATTGATACAGTAGCTTTAGCAGATAAATTAAGATGGTTTAAGGAAGAAGCCAACATGTCAGAAGAGTCAGAAAAAGCAAATAAAATAGCTAATGCAATAAGCTGGGATATGAACAGGGTTGTGTGGCTGGAAGTCTTAGGAGATTTATAATGGAAGAAGACAAGGAACCCCGAATAGTACAACCTAAAAACTTAGGAAAAATTCAGAAAGAATTAAAAGACAACAGAGAACGTAAGTCTAGACATAAAGCTGAACGTCAAAATAAGAGAAAAGCCCGAAAGAGGAACAAATGAACATACTCTGCATAGCATTCGTAGAAAATGATAAAAACATTAAAGCTCAAATAGCTAAACAAACAGTTCAACCTGATGATATTTTCATATACGTTGATTCGAATCCAGCAGTAAAGCTAGATGATCGAAGAAAACGTATAGCTCATAACCAAAATATACTTAAAGAAGTAGTACAAGAACTAAAACCTGATTATGTTTGGCAGTTAGAAGGCGACTGTGATTTGCATGAAGACACTTTAAAAATGCTAATAAGTAGTATGCTTGAACTCATACCAGCTAAAGATTTTGGATATGTATCTGGTATTCAAGTAGGCAGACATGGCTTATATTGTTTAGGTGCATGGACAGATTTTACTGATAAATCATTTAAAAGTTTAGATTACAAGCTTCAAGGAATACAAGAAGTAGATGCAACTGGATTCTATTGCTTATTAGCACCAACTAAAGTTTGGCTTCAAGGTATGCCAAGTTGGGATGGAGAACCATATGGCCCTGACGTTGTTTGGGGTTTAAGTTTAAGAGAAAAAGGCTATAAAATATACTGCAATATGGATATAGAAGTAGGCCATATAGTGTATAATGGTATCATAAGACCTAGTGATCTTTCAACCTGTAATGCTAACTTTTACAAGGAGGGAAACACATGGAATTATAAGCAAATTAATTAATAACTCGAGTAACTGTTGTAGGTGATAGACATACTACAAAGACCACTAAACGTGGGTAGAATGAAATACGCGTTAAGTAGTTCTACGAGAAAGGTCGCTTACTAGATGGCGTTAAACCCATAACCACGAACTTTGTATAGAAGCGTCTAATTATCACTTACACTGGTTACTTGAGGCACATTAACATTATTAGTAGTAGTTGAGGGAGTCATCTAAATTCAGTAGGTTATATAGAAACGCTGAACAAAAGACCAATCTGTCCAAGGGGCGTAATGCAGGTATTGAATCCTGCCTCCTCACCTGCTACTAATACAAAACCGAAGATAAGTTATGAGTAGCAGTGAGGGTATGGGCGAAAGCCATTCAACAGCTATAATATGCCGTGAGCTTACCCTCTCTCATACTCATAACACGTTGTTGCTACTGCTGAGTGTAGGAATCTATTGGACAGGTCACCGTTGAAATATTACGGCTTAGTTTCCAGGGCCAGCCCAATACCTACTCTCTGTAGTACTAACAACTAATGTATGTAACATGATATAATAAAACTATGAGCAAAAAGATGGGCAGACCACTAAAATTCAAAACAGTCGAAGAACTGGAAGAAAAAATTAATGCCTATTTTAACGCATGCGATTCACATGTTGAAGAAGTTACTGAATGGGTGAATGCCAGAGACAAAGAAGGCACATTACGTAAAGATGAATATGGCCTTTCATATCTAATAGAAGTAACTCACAACGTAAGAACAGAGGCAATACCTTATACAATTACCGGTTTAGCACTAGCATTAGATACATCAAGATTACTGCTATTAGAATACGAAGATAGAGACGACTTTGCTTACACTATAAAAAGGGCCAAGGATAGATGTCATCATTATGCAGAAAATAAACTAATGACAGGTAACCCAGCAGGGCCAATATTTAATCTTAAAAATAACTATGGATGGAAAGATAAAACAGAAACAGATGTAACTTCTGGAGATAAACCTATAGTAACACTAGTGGAGTTTATTGATGTTAAGCCACAAACTCCTAGTACCGATTGAGTTTAAGGAGTTATATAATCCTACATGGCGTTACTTTGCTATATACGGAGGAAGAGGCTCTTTAAAATCTCACACAGTTGCTAGAAGATTATTGATTGCAGGCAGACAGAAGAAAGTAAGAATACTCTGTACTAGAGAATTACAGAAGTCAATTAAGGATTCTGTTCATAAGTTACTAGTAGATCTTATCAATGAACTAGGCTATACAGACTACGAAGTACAAAAAGATTCAATTAAGAACACTATAACTGGTTCTGAATTTATATTTACAGGTCTTAGAAATAATGTTACAGAAATAAAGTCAATGGAAGGTATTGATTTCTGCTGGGTGGAAGAAGCACAAAGTCTTACTCTTGCATCAATAGACATTCTTACTCCGACTATAAGAAAACCAGGATCACAGATTATATTTACATTTAACAGACATGATGAATTAGATGCTGTATATGTTAAATTCGTACAGAATGCAAAAAGCAACACGTGTGTTATTAACGTTAACTTTGACGTAGCGATCAAATACGGTTGGTTTCCTGAAGTATTAGCACAAGAAATGGAGAATGACAGAGATGACCCTGAAGTCTATGCTCACAAATGGCTAGGCGAACCAGTCAACCAATCTGACAAAGCTATAATTAGCAGATCTAAGATATTAAGAGCAATGGAGAATGAAGTTGAAGATGATGGGGCCTTAATATATGGAGTTGACGTTGCTCGTATGGGTAATGATCGTAGTGTATTCTGGAAACGTAAAGGACTGCAGACTAAAGACTTTGCTGTACATAAGAAAACAAGAACAACTGATCTATGTGACAGACTAGAGCAATTCATGGACTTTGACAAAGAAGCTAAGGTCAAGATCGACGACACAGGAGTTGGTGGCGGCGTTACAGATGAAATGATTAAACGTGAATATAATGTTGCTGCTGTGAACTTTGGCCAGAAAGCTATTGATGATGATAAATATCCTAACTGGATTAGTGAAGCGTGGTTTTATATGGGCACAATAATGGACACAGTTGGTCTGCCCTACAGTTCAGATTTACTCATGGAACTATCTACAAGGGGCTGGGCACAAGACACCAGGGGAAAAAGAAAAGTAGAAAGTAAAAATGATTATAAAAAAAGAGGCTATAAAAGCCCCGATTTAGCTGATGCTTGTATCATTTGTTATGCTCCAACTAACGAGCTTACAGAAGATGATATATTTCTTTAAAATTATGATAGAATATAAACAGAGTCCATCGAGACCATAACTAGGATTATAAATGAACATAATAGACAGAGCTAAAGGTTTTTATAAATCTTTTAATTCAGGGAATCTTAGCCAGTCACTTGGTGCTGTTACTAGAAACTACGTAAAAGGTTCACATTTCAGACCAGAACATCAACTTCAAGGTATTACATACAAAGCGATTAATAAGATTAGTGTAACCCTATCTAGTTATGAGCCACTTGTTCTTAAAGCTAATGGTGATGCATATGAGAATCACCCATTTTATAACTTATTTAGAAGACCAAACAATATGCAAACAAGTGCATCTGAGTTCATTGAGATGTGGGCAATGCTTTATGAAATATATGGTGAAACGTTTTGGTACATAGGAGCAGTTGGTGAAAGCACTGGTAAAATAAAAGAAATAACATTATTAAATCCATCTAGAGTAGAGCTTAGTATTCATGAAGGTGAACTGACTGGATATATTCTACACAAAGACAATGGTCAGCAAGTACCACTTTTATTAGAGGAAGTTATTCATGACAAATCGGCTAATCCATTTAATCCATGGCGTGGCATGTCAGTTATGGAACGTGCATCTGTCTATATTGATACAGAAATCACGACCAGCGTCTTCACGTTGAGCTACATGCAGAATAACGCTAGTCCGTCTGGTATCGTTACACTTCCTGCTATGGAAAAAAGTGTATTTAAGCAATTCGTGCAGCAATGGCGTGAAGGTTATGAAGGACCTGGCAATGCAGGAAAGACAGCATTTATTAGAGGTGGAGAAGCTACATTTAAAGCTGTAGGTGCTACTCTTAAAGATGTTGATCAAAAAGTAACTAGAGAAATGGCTAAAGATGATGTACTTAGTATGTTTGATGTACCAAAAGGTTTACTTGGTTTAAGCACTGAAAAAGGTTTAGGCCGTAGTGAATTAGAATCACTTGAATATGTATTTGCTAAATATAAGATTGATATACTAATGAAGCGTTTAGACCGTATATATACTCAGATTGCTGCAATGAATGGTGGCCGTGAAGGTGTAATCACTATTGGACATATAACAACTATTCCAGATGATAAGAATTTTAAACATACAGAAAATAAAGATCTTGTTAACATAGTTTTAACTGTTAATGAAGTCAGAGCTAGAATGGGCCTTGTACCAATCAAAGGTCATGATGATCTTAAGCCAGAGAATGTAAAAGCTCCAGTAGCACCTGAGAAAACAATATCTACTAAGGTATCACTAAAAAAAAAGTCAACACCAGAACAAGTAGTTAAAACTAAACAAGAAGATGAAGAAAGCTTTAGACAACATCAAGAAACAATTGATGAAATTTATATAATTAAAGCTGAAAGAGTAATTAGTAAGTTTGCGGCTAACCAACA